GAATAACTCAATCGTTTCGAAACCTATTTCCGTCATATAGAAACGTCTAACCCATTTTCTTTCAAATTCTTTTCTTTTTGATTCGTCAAAGAAAGGATAATCAAAATCAAATAAATGAGGTGTGCCAATCTCTATTTTTTCTTTAATAGATTTAGGAGGATAATCGTATTGTGAAAAGTGGTCTATATAATTATAAAGTTCATCACTATACAACGCCATGTTCTTCATCCTCCTCAAATTCACTATTTAAAATTTCAAACGGTAGATTATCAGTTCTCATTTTCACGTTCAAACCTTCTAATTCAGGATATAATTGGACAATCCTATCCCTAGCTTCTAAACGCGATTTCAACATAATGTTTTCAGATGCTTGTTCTTTTTCGTCTCCTGAAGTAGCTTCTGCACTTGTTAATCTTTCTTTCTTATCAATCGCAACATTACGAATACCAAGATAAGTAAGAAATTCAGACCAATACGCATTCTTTTGGTCATTAATTTTATCAACAACAAATGGAGCATCTGTTTTAAACACTTTAATAGAATTAGGATCAAAATGTTTATTTGCAACAATGACAGGAGCATTTCCTTCATATTGGTTATAGATATTCATAAGAGAAAATTTATTTGTGTCTTCAGCGCTTATCAATACTGGGGTTTTCTGTGCGTTTAAATTGATATCAATTAATTCCATTGCATTTGCTAATTTTTTAGCGAACATAATCACACTATCCATAGTAGGAATATGCAAATCATTGTTCCAAACAACTACACCTGTTTTATCTCTATCCATTAATTCAAGATTGTCTCCAAAATTATAAATTTCAAATTTACGATTTTCATAATCAGGTGTTGCCGTTGTAAACTTAGTTGGTTGTAAATATCGGTTAATATGTGTACCAGCTGTTCCATTTACCGCCATATATCCTAAATCTTTATCTTTATAAAAACCAACATAACCATGTGTATGAATCATCATTTCCATATAACGAGGATCAACTGTGTCAGGCAAGTTTTCCCACTCAAATAACTGGAATGTAAGTTGACTTAAATATTTAGCATAATGCCAATAATAGAAATTTCCAACATTCTCTTGTATCTGATTTGGATTCATATACATACTAATTTGATTAAACATCATATCACCTCATTGCTTAAAGAATAATTTCCAACATCATTTGTATGCCATAAAGTAATTCCTCTATCAAATACCGATTTCAACTCATTCATGTCTTCTGTATTAAAATCACCAACAATATTACAAGATTTTGTCTCAACATAATTCCAATTTTGTCTTGTATGAAAATTCGGTAGTTTAACTTCATTCTTTTTATAGCCAAACATTTTAAAGAAATCTTCTAGTTTTCTTCTGTATTCAGGTTTTAAAGTTTTCTTAATTAATGTTACACCATCATAACGATGCCCCATACTATAAGAGTTATTTGATCCCATTTTATTTAATTGTGGAGGAACATTTGAAATATCCTGTTGTTTCGCTTCTAATCCTTGTAAAGCTAATACAGTATTACCTGCGCCTTTAACTGCGGAAACACCACTTTGTGCCGCTCCCATGATTCCACCTGCTCCACCTTGCATAACAGAACTTGCTCCACCTAAAATATTTTGACCAACACCAGCAACCCCATTAAAAATAATTTGTTGTTTTTGGTTTTCTAATGAGTTTTTATTTCCTTGCAAGTAAGCTGAAATTAATTCTGTAATAACAGGTATATCATTTGGGTTAATATTTACAATTCCATATTGATTATCTAAATGATTCGTAGATTCTGTTTTATTGTTATAATCTTGAATAGAATATGTAACATTGTTACTTGTTCCAATACTTCCCTTTAAATTTAGATTCAAGTTTGATTGATAAATGTATTCTAATTTATAAGTAGAATGATTACCTTTCATATCATCCATTGTTAATAAAGTATAAGGATACATATATAACTTACTTTCTGAATAACTAGGGATACCATCATAACGTGAACCCAATGTAAATGTTTCTGTTTTAAAACGTTTAACATCTTTTACATATAACACATATAATTGTTTTCCAGCTTCACCAATAGATGTGTACTCAAATTTCTGATCGCTTTCAGTGAATCTTATATTTAAAGGTAGTTCTCCCCCACCTCTTACTTCAATTGGGCAACCAATACTTTCAGTCATAAAGATAGAAACAATATTATTTGTAGCACCTTCTAAACCATAAATTTCTGTTAAAAACTTTTCAGGGGTAGCTAATGGACTATCTTCTTCACCTTGCATATAGCTTATTCCTTCTCCATCTATTGTAAAAGGTAAAATATAATAACTAAATGGTTGCGCAATACCTGTATAAGTTGCCTCTGATTTTTTAGCATTTGTTCCATGCATTAATTCTTTTGCAATAACAACCATCCATTTAATACCTTTATTCGGCACATAATGGTTCAAATACACATCATCATATTCTAAACCGTAATTAAGTCCCTCATCAATTGTGTTTACAACAGGACTTCCATCACTATTCCATAAAGGACAATGTTCTCTCACCACAAAAGAAGGTTGGAATTTCATTTCAAACATCCAAGTATGTAAGACATCGATTTCAAAATATACATGAGTAGTGGAACTACTTTTTCGTGTTAATTTTGTAACAAAAGCATAAAACCATTTGTTATTGTATTCAGCATTCTGAAACATCATATAGCTAACATCACGTAAACTATCAATACTTGCATCTGCTGAAACATAAGATTTTCCATTATTTTCTACAAACGTTACTTCTCCCATAGAATGAACAGTCGGTCTTCCACTGAAATAAACAAATTGATCATTTCTATTGTCAAACCATCTTGTATTTTTATAATCATTAGAAAAGGGAACGCCTTTTTTAAAAAAGACGTTGCTCCCACTAACTGGTACGACTGCCATTTTAGACGCTCCTTTCTATTTCACTTCATACATTTCGAAATCTGACCATAAATTTTCATTGTCAAATTCATATTTTGATTGAGCAACTTTAATAATATCTCCTATAGAAACATGAATTAAAGTGTTTAAACTTCTATAAGTCCCATCACCTTCAATTTGGAAGACATCACCCGATCCTCCACCACTAACTTGTTCATGTTTTAAATGAATCCAATAGTTAGGAATACCTGTTCCAGTAACATGAATATTTTCACCTACTGAAACAGGATTAATTGTTGGTTTGGGAATCTTAGGGAGCAGTCACAGTTACTTTTGCAGTATCAGAAACAACTGTTTCCCCAACTTTAGCAGAGAATGTTACTGTTAATTTATCTGTTCCTGCTTCTTCAGTTGCATCAACATCTAATTTACCTGTTGCAGAATCAATTTTTGTTCCTGCTTTTGTTCCACCTGTTACTTCAAATTTCTTTTCAGTTACTGTTCCTTCACCTTCAGTTGTTCCAGAAAATGTTGTTGATTCACCAGCTTTTACACTAGCAGTTTTTGGATCAATTGTTGCTTTTGGTTCTGTTGGTGTTGGTGCATCAGCCGTACTAAATACAACCGCATTCTCAAGAGTTGAGCAAGAAAGAGTTTGCCATACATGGTAGAAGTAATTCCAGTATAAACCTTTTGCATTATACACATTTGTCATTTCAATGTTATTGTCGTAACACATGAACCAATCTTCATCAACAAGAGCCGCTTGTATTGTCGGATCAGCAAATTCATCAATAACCGTTACTTTACCCATGAAATCAGCTTTGCCCATATTGAATGCTGCCGCTAAAACTTCAACATCAATTTCCGCTTCTGTATCAGCCGTAATAAATAAATGTAGACCTTCAATTTCTGATCGAGTATGTACGCCTGTGTGATTATATTTACGAGAACCCATACCAAGTGTTAATTTACGAGCCGTTGCACGGATTTTCTTTACTAATTTTTTCCCCGAAGCTTCATCAGTAGGAGCTTCTACTTTTACATGATGGAAGAACCCTTTTGCGTAAAACTCATCGATTAACTTTCTCATGTATAAATACTCATCAACTTCAGCAGAGTTATAAAGAGCTTCAAAAATACCAGTAACAAAGTTATCTAAATTCTGATAAGAAACAAACGCCGCTTTTAATTCAGCCTGTGAAACAGTTTGCTCGTAGAAGTCTTCACGATTACGTTGATGGAAGAATGCTTTTGTATCAGGAATTTCACGTTTATAAAGAGTAGATTCCGCATCAGCAGGATCAAATTTCTTAGCTTTTGTAATATCTGTATAAATTTCTTCAATTGTGTAACCTAAAGGCATTGTTCCTTTTTTGAATTTACCAAGTGGATTGTTTAATGATTTATGTTTAATAACAACTAAACCAATACGATCTACCAATTGATTTAAAAAACTATTACGGTGTTCAGGTAAAGAGTTAATACCAATACCAACTTCACCAATATTTCGCTCGTCAGCTACTGGAACCGCTTTTGCATACGCTCCACCTAATTCATTGCGAATCATATTTAATGTGTCAGCAGTTGTTTCAGCTCCCAACAAACCATTAACATCGTTCATGCTAATTTTAGCCATTTCTTTTTCCTCATTTCTACTATTATATTATTTATCTGAAATAAGATAGATATCTTACTACATTCATTAGTATGTTTTATTTTTTGTTTTAGGTAGTTTATTTTCCTTGTAAAGCATCACTTAAAGTGCGCTCTTTTTTCTCTTGTTCTTGTTGTTGTTCTTTTTGTTGTTCTTCTGATTGAGATTGTGAAGTTACTTTATTAAACCAATGCGCATTCGATTCACGTAATTTCGTGTTAGAAGTCATTAAATCTTCATTTAATTTAACAGTTTTTTCATAGTTTGTGTCATATACTGCATAATCTTCAGAAATAGAATCTACGATTTCACTTACACGTTTTTCGTCTACTTCACCTTTCAACAATTCTTGTAACATTTCATTGCGTTGTTCTTTTGTTAATTTCATACGATAACTTCCTTTCATTTTATTTCTAAGTCTTTTCAGACTCATTCAATAAGTCTCTTCTGACTTATATTATTCATCTTAATCTATGAATCTAATAAAGTCAACAAATATTTCTTGACGAAAAGTAATATTTTATGATATAATTTAAAGTTAAACTTTTTTCTTCTATTATAGTGTTTTTAATTTTTATTTATTATTTTTATT